CAGGATGATTCGCTCGGCGCTGTCGCTGTAGCTTCGTATTTTCCAGTACTCGCATTTTTCGTTAATGTGTAGGTTGCTCCATTAAATATATATTGTACTGTTTTAACTGCCATTTTTCTTTTCTCCTTATGCCTCTACGATGGCATCTTCATAGCCATCTGTCTTCAGAATGGTATCAACTTCCTCTTTCCAGTTCTTATACAGGCTTGTACGAACGAAATAAGCTCTATACTTCTTCTGACCTGCTTCTGTGCTCTTGCCTGCTTCTTTCATAATCCTTCTCGCAATAAATGTTGCCATATCTTTCATCCTTTCTTTTTCTTTCTATCTACTCAACATTTTCAAGTGCTGGTAAGATATCTGTTAAAATGGTATCTACTGTTGCGGATAATTCTTTGTTTTCCGCAGCCAGTCTCTGATTCTCTTCTTTCAGAGCTTCCATCAGCTCTGTCGGAGTCTGTCCAACCTTATACATGACTACGCCGAGTATTCCGGCTGTGTACTTCACAATAGCGTCCTGGTTGGTATAATTCTCGTATGTTCCAAGAGTCTCTCCGCGCTCTGTAACGGTCATTCTCTTGGTTGCTGATGCATCATTGAATTTTTTCTTCAGCTCGTCTTCTGTGATTGCAATGGTTTTGATTAGAAGTTCTCCATCAGCTTGAAGGTCTGCTGACTGGATTTCTAATTCTGATGCATCATTGAATATCAGTTTCATGGTTTCCTCCTTTCTGTGCGATGTCGCACAATATAAAAAGAGCCTTTCGGCTCTGGTTGACAGGTTTCTATATAATAAGCGCATGACATATGAGTGTGAATTGTATTTATCGCAAGGAAGGCTCTCCTTTCTTTTTTTATTTTATTGTCATTCGCCTATTTTCTGGTTCACTAAATAGCAATAGCATAATTGAATCTGGTCATAATGATAATGGATATTATCGCAAATACGCTGATGGCACACTTGAAATGTGGGGAAGTAAACGTTTTGAGGATATAAATATGCAAACTCCAGATAATTGGAATTATTATTCTGGTGGAAAAGTTAATGTTCCCCTCCCAATGGAATCCAAAACCTGGGTTTCAGTTATAGCAACAGCAGCCGGATCATGTGCTCCTTGGATTTCAATTCCATTAAATGGGTTTGGAACAAAGTTATTTCAAGCATGGATATATTCTTCAAGCAAATCTGCAAGCGAAATAATAACGATTTTTTGGCGTTGCTTTGGAACATGGAAATAGTTTGCCTATCGCTGCTTCTGACTAAAATGCTTATGGATATATGTAAACCATTCTGTAATTAATACGAACACTACAGCTTAGCTTTTGTGAAAAATACTGATATAAGTGCCCTTGCCAATTTTCTACCCCTAAAAAGCGTGTATTCGTAGCTTCGTTATCACCGTTATATGTATTTATGCTGAGTCGGGTTAAATAATATGAATTACCAAAAATTTCTCTTAGCTTATCTTTGTCAAATAAGCGTGTATAATCTGTGCCTTGAACTTCTTTGATAATACTGCCAGATACAATTTTTATTTTCCCGTCACACAGGCTACATATCTGATATTCATTATCATTTTCTATGATGTGTATTGTTTTGCTATTTAGTGACGCAAGTTCTTTTTCCAATTCCTCATTGGTTTTTCTCAGCGTGAATAGTTGCTCCACTGCTGTGATACTTAACCCCTCTATCTTCACTCTGTACAGAGGAAGTTCTCTCACCTTTCCCGCCTTGTATAGGTCTTCTTGTACAATTTCTGGATCCGTTGCTGTTGTTCCTGCCGTGCCCTTTTTGACTTCACATGTGTATGTATCGATACCGCCCGTTCCGGTCGTCTCGAATCTCGCTACAATGATATCGTTCCTTTTCTTTCCACTCTGTCCGTTTTCGATTTCGCAATCAATATAATCCCCGTAAGGGATACGGGCAAAATGTCCTCCTACACAGATAATTCCATCTGCAATTCTTACTTTGTTATTGGACAATACTGTGGCTTTGCACGATTGCCCGTTGGTAGATACTCCATCTCCGCCAAACATGCTCAGGTAGACGGACGCGTCATCTTCCGCGTATATATTCGCCTCTTCTGCCGTTGGAGTATTTACTGTGATTGGCTTTAATCCAGACATTTAATCATCTCCTTTCACTTCGTAATCTATCGTTAGCTGTCCGTCGTTGATTTTTAATATTTTCTTTTTAATTGGCTTCATGACTGTCGTATCTGTAACTTCGTCATACCCAGCTACAATGTCGCCGATTTCCAAGTCTGCATCTTCTATCGTCATTTGACATTTTTTATAGTTCTGCAAATCTTTCAATCGTTTCGTGCCGTCTTGGCGGAGCTGTTCTTCATCTGCGCTTGTGAATATGTAAACTGCTGCCACTTCATCTAATCCATAATAATATTGTTGGTCGCCTATTGTGCCATCCTCTTGTACATACAGGTGTAAAATAGTTCTGTCTTGGTTCTCGCCTTCTCCGGCGCACACCAGATGATTGACGCCAGCTCTGTGATCCTCTATATCCAGATTAATGCTGCATTCCTGATCATACTCTTCATCAAGAATCTTCTTTTCTTTTGCTCCTATCTGCACGTATCCATATTCCAGTCCCTCCGGCTGAATATATTTGATATCCAGTCGGTATCCGTACTGATTTATGAGCTTCACCATAGCATCATATAATGTTACATATCTGTCTACTGACCAATTCTGTACCTGCACTCCGGTATCTTCCGTTGATACCTTAAACAGATCCTCGAATCTGTCTCCTATTAATGTTTTCAGCGTTTCATTCAGCTCTCCTGAGAGTATTAGATGTTCCTGCCCTGAGGGAGGTTCAACTACTTTATATTCAAGCATCCCTCTCCATGTTGGACCTGAAAACACTACCTCATTACTTTCTGATATGGATTCTATATTTTTAACGATTCCGCCGTATTCTGTTCCTGGAATGTATACCCTTCCCTTATATCCGATAGACTCTCTATCCCATTCTGATTTGGGCAAGCGTATTTCAAAATCATTTGTATCACCATTGTCCAGATCTACTTTTGCGGTTTTATTCAGCTCTCCGTTTTCTTCTCCTGTTGGTTTTGTAGTGGTGAATACTAATTCTTTTTCTTCTGTGATATCTGTTACAATCATTTCCATTTCGGTTCCCCCCTCTCCTCGTAAATAATCAAGTCGAAATCAAACTTACCTGTCCATGATATAGATTGTCGCCCCGGATTGATTTTTCTGAAAAAGTTTCTTCCTTTCTGACGATTATGATATAGATTTTCCCGTTCACCATTCTTTGTCACTTTTATAATGGTCCTGCTCCTGCTGTCAATGGCAAGGTATTCATCCTCTTCCAGTATTGCATTCACCAGATACGATACGCCGCCTATTGTGACCATTGGATTTACCGCCGGTCCATAAATGATTAACTCGAAATTCGAATTCGTAAAATGTGGATTGATTATGTAAGTGCTGTTCATTCCATTCGCATATCGATACGGATATCTTCCAGGGTATCTCTTATTATTCGTACTGCTTACACCGAAACTATGAAATGTATACGGATTTTCTCCGACCCACATTGGATATTCCACGGCAAGCGTTAGGCTTACATCTATATATCCCGCTTCTGCTTCCCACTCCGACTTCTCGCTAGCCGTCACATAGCAGTTGAGATACATTCCTCCCACGTATAATCTTCCTGGTGTCTTTTTTAAGACATCGATGTCTGTAATCTCGTGTAAGTAATCAATTGCCTCTTCATAGTTTTCTACGCCATAATTTACAATGCTTAATGTCAGTGTTCTTTCTTCCAGGTCTTTTCGGATATTGGTGATTTTTCCACCTCCGCCAAGTCTCTGTTTGCTTTCATAGTTCCATTTGTATCCGAACAGCTCTCCTGTCTGAAGCATGTATGGCGGTTCCAACAAGTCAATCTTCTCATTATTGCTATTTACATAATAGATGTCTTTCACTGCTGTACCTCCCGCACAAATCTTCCGCATTCGCGTCTGTCCATTACCATTTTTATTCCATCAATGTTTTTTGCAAATTCTTCAGATGCAATTTCTGCAAATTCTGATGCCAGTTTCTGAATATCTGAATCCTGTATATAGGCTTTTACAGATTCGTCCTTTCGTTTCCACAGCTGATCTTCTTTGACCCTCACGGCTCGAATTGCCTTTTCTGCAGACTGGTCCGTCTGGGCATTTACTGTCGTTTGAACCATTGCCATTGTTTCCGGGATATTCAGTGTCTTGATTTTGTTTTGCAATGTTTCTAATTCCAGAGCGCTCAGTGTTCTTTCTGACAGCTTTTCAGCTGCCTGTACTGCCACATCTGCGTTTTCCTCGATTCCTCCACCAAGTCCAAGGTCGAAGTTCTTGCCGGACTTTTTCGTTTTCCTCGACGGGGAATGTTCGTCAAGTGTTCTTCTGACTGCGTTGTAAGCTGCTGATGCCAGCTCT